ATGTTGTCCAACTCCAGTCGCTCTGCTGACAGCGAAGTCATTCCCTTCTTCCATGATTTGCCCAAACCCGCCATCTCGTCCGCCGCTCGTCTATGGGACGAAGCGCAGTCCACCAGCTATAACGGTCAGACTGCCTATCAGGATTTCGCGCAGGATTTGTGCTTCCTTCATATCGAGCCGCCACCGCGTTCGATTGTGAAGCGCTGGATTGCCGGTGTTCAGGCGAATCTCATTCCCCGCCCAGGTGACGCGAAGCTGAGGCCGGAGGCTCCGCTTGGGGCAGTGGCCGCCGTTTCGCCGGAAAAGCGGCGCGAGCCGGTCAATGACCGTCTCCATCGCCGTGCCATCGAGCAGGAGAAGCTTGCTGCCGCCCTGCCGGAGTTCCAACCATCGCCCGTGAAGGCGAAGGCGGAACTGGCTGTCCGCGATGTTGATGCCATGGTGGCTGCGCACGAGACTGGCGAAGCTGTCCGTCCGTCAATTGCTGCTGAAGTTGATCCCGACACACGGCATATCAGCCTTCAAGCTATCCCGCCTTTCAATCCGACTGCGAAAGTCACGGAAAAGGACTTCCAGCAATTCGCGGAACAACTGGTTGAAGCAACTTTTGCCGAAATTCAGCATGATGCGCGACAGCGCGCCACGAGGCTGGCGGCCAATCGGTTGCGTGAAATGGCCGATCAGTTGGACGCCCGAGCAGCGGGCTAATCCCCTTCTTTTCATCGCGCCGATCCGGTTTTGCGTCCGGCGCGATCCTGCGGAGCCGCCGTGCCGTCCCCCGTTGGCGGCTCCGCTCAGAAAACACCACCGACATTTCAGGTTTCATAGATGCCCAAACCACAAGCCGCCGTCAAAATCGATGTTCGCACGAAAGAAGTGCGCGACATTCCCCTTTCCGAAATTGATATACCTGAAAACCGCGCCCGCTCGTTCGATCCGGACGAAGCCAAGGCACTCTCCTTCATTATCGCTAGTACCGGCCTTCAGAGTCCCATTCGTGTCCGTGCCGTAGGCAACCGTTTCCGTCTGATTGCGGGGCGCAAACGCCTCGAAGCAATACGCATTCTCGAATGGGAGGCAATCCCTTCCACCGTTTCGACTGCGGAAACCGACGATGATGCACGGCTTGAAGAGGTCATGGAGAACCTTGGCCGTTATGACCTAAACAAGCTCGACCGTTGCCAGCATCTTTATGAGTTGAAGCAGGTCTATGAGCGTCTTCACCCCCAAGCAAAGAACGGCGGAGACCGGAAATCCGAGAAGATCAGAATCCTAAATTCGGATTCTGATCCGGAAGGTGAAATCTTTGGCTTTGTGGGCTCTACAGCGCAGAAAATCGGGCTTTCACGTTCCGTAATCGCAGATGCCGTCAAAATCTGGACCGACCTTACACCGGAAAGCCGCCAGCGCTTGGCCGGGACGCGACTGGCAAATCACCAGTCTGGCCTAAAGGAGCTTTCCGAACAGTCTCCAGTTGCTCAGGCTGGCGTTCTGGACCTGCTTCTTTGTGAACCTCCTGCCGCTTCCACGGTCAGCGAGGCGGTGACGATTTTCCGCAAGGGAACGGTGATGACGCCAGCGGAAAAGAAGTTGGAGACCGTCAAGCGTACCCTGAATTCTCTGCCTGCGCCTGTCGCTGACGCGGCGGTGTCGGCGCAGGTTGATGCTCGCATTGCAGAGATGAAGAAGAACATCGCGATCCTGAGCAAGTTCTTTGCCGATCTGAAGGACGACGATCTGGATAGCGTCATCGACCAGAATGAAGACCGCGTCATTGCCTCGCTCAAGCGCCGGGGACGCATCCAGTAATGGCCCGCCGCCGCGATCCCCTCACCAAAGACCTGTTCAGCTGGGAGCCACCCAAGGTGGCTGTCGGCTACAGCGAAGACGTGGTCGGTCGCGGTCGGCTCGAAAACAAGATTGCGCGGCTGATTGCCCATGCCCTTCGCGATGCCCGCGAGGACGGCCTTGGCCGCGAGGATATTGCGCAGCAGATCAGCAAATTTCTCGACCGGAAGGTGTCGGTGGAAATGCTCAACAAGTGGACCTCCGAAGGCTCGGAAGGCCACCGCATCCCGCTCGATGCCTTCATCGCCCTCGTTCACGCCACCGGCGCGAAAGACCTGCTCGGCTTTGTGCCGGGGCAGTTCGGGCTGACCGTGATCGAGAACGAGTACGCCGACCTGATTGAGCAGCGCCTTCTGGAAGAACATCGCGAGGAAATCGACGCTCGTATCCGGGCGCTCGATACCCGCAGGAGAGCAAAACGATGACAGCCAATGTTTGGTTTACCGCAGGGGAACTGGCGAAGATCGCCAAGGATCGCGGTTTGAAAAGCAGCATTTTTCCCAATTCGGAGCGTGGCGTTAGAGATCGGGCCAAAGAGGAAGGCTGGAATGACCTTCCGGAAAATCTGTGCCGCGACCGCGCCGCCGTAGGTGGTGGTCGGGAATATCACCTGAATGTATTGCCGGATATCATGCATACGGTCATCACTGGCCGCGAGATCAGGGCACACCAGCTTGCCGCGCAGGAAAAAGAGCGCGAGACCGCCCGCAAAAAGGTTGCGGCGCTTTCTGTCACATCACTGCGGTTCCGCCAACGTCAGGCCATGGAAGCACGCGGCGAAATTCTGCTCGCCATCGACCGCTATATCGCCATGAAGGGCGGATGGGGCCGCCGCAAGGCCATACTGGACTTTGTCCATGCACAGGAAGAACATGCCGAGCGCAACATCGCCAAAGAGAAGGTCGAGGCCGGTGAGGCCCTGACCGGCCGGGAGCGCGTCCTGCTGGAACGTGTCTCGCTCCTTGCCGATCCGGACGGCTTTGGTCTGCTGGAAGATACGCTGCGCCTTGCCAATGACCGGTCTGGCGACAAGCTTCGGATTTCCCGAGCCACCGTTTATGAGTGGTTCAGCGCCCGCGATGCTGGCGGCATCACCGCTCTTGCTCCCGCGCTGACGAAGACGGAAGAACCGATCTCGAAAGAGTTTTCCGCCTTCCTCAAATTTTATTGCAAACCGTCGAAGCTCGCGGCGACGGAAGCGTTAGAGGATTACAAGGCCGAAAACCCCGGCAGCAAGCTGACGATCGAGCATGTGCGCTACACACTGAAGCACAAGCTGAACGACATTGAAAAGAATGTCGGCCGCGAGGGGCTTCTGACGCTTCGGTCGCGCATGGCCTATATCCAGCGCTCGACGGAAAACCTTTTCCCGACCACGATCTACACGGCGGACGGTAAGACCTTCGATGCCGAAGTCGAAAACCCGTTCTCCAAGAAGCCATTCAAGCCGGAAATCACCTCCATCCTTGATGTGGCAACCCGCAGGTGCGTGGGCTTCTCCATAGCGCTCAAGGAAAACGTCATCTCGGTGACGGAGGCCCTGCGCAACTCCTGCTGTGACCACGGCATTCCGGCCATCTTCTATACCGACCGTGGCCCCGGCTACAAAAACAAGACGTTCGACGGCGATGTGAACGGTCTGATGGGCCGCCTGTCCATCACCAAGATGCACGCGCTGCCGTACAATTCGCAGGCCAAGGGCATTATCGAGCGGTTCAACGGAACGGTCTGGAACCCGCTGGCCCGCAAACTGCCCACCTATCTCGGCGCGGAAATGGACAAGGAAGCCGCCAAGATCGCTCACAAGGCGACCCGCAGCGACCTGAAGGAATTCGGCTCCTCTCGCCTTCTGCCGTCATGGGACGATTTCCGCGCCATGTGCGAGGAAGCCATCGCGAAATACAACGACCGCCCGCATGATGGCCTGCCACGTTTCCGCGATGAGCGCACCGGCAGATACCGGCATTATTCCCCCAACGAATTTTGGGCGCTGCATGTCGCTGATGGTTTCGAGCCGGTCCCGGTTGATGATGATCTGCGCGACGATCTGTTCCGCCCCTACGAAACCCGTGTCGCCCGTCGCGGCCTCGTGGAATGGAACACGAACCATTATTACCACTCGGCGCTGGAGCGCTATCACGGCGAAGAAGTCATGGTCGGCTATGATTTTGCGCAGGCCCGGTATGTTTGGGTGCGTGAGATCGACCGCGAAGAAGGCCAGCCGGGGCCGCTGATCTGCGTTGCCGATTTCACCGGCAACAAGGTCGATTACGTGCCGCGCACCTTCCAGCAGGCGGCGGAAGACGCCCGCCACAAAGGGCGCGTCAAGCGCAACGAGGCGAAGCGCCGCGACATCGATGCCGAATACATCGCCCCGTATCTGCTGGAAGAGACCCCGATCCAGCCCATGCCGTTCATCGATATCACACCCGAGCCGGTTCCCGCCGGTCCGGTGCTGGTAGTCGACAATTCGGAAACCCCTTCAGCGGCGTCCGGAGCCGCAGAGACCGCCCGCAGGCTGACCTTCGCGACCGATGAGGCGCTTGCGGCATGGGCGTTAGAAAATCCGGAAAAACTGACAGCCAATCAGGTGGGTGTTTTGCGTCGATGCCTCCAGAGGCAAACCACCATTGAGCTGTTTCGACTGTCAGGCATCGACGTGGACGCCCTTCGAAACGTCATCCGCGCCGCTGCCTGACGCCAACACACACGAGGAAAAATACGCATGAAAAACACATTTGTCGATACCAGCAACGTGAAGCGCTTCCTTTCGGCGCTGTCGGCTCTGGAAGATCGCGGCGCGCAGGAGGCTTGCCTTGCCGTGGTCGATGGCGAACCCGGTTTGGGCAAAACCACGACGCTCAAGAATTGGGTGGCCCAAAGCGGCTGGGTCTATCTGCGGGCCAAGAAAGAATGGAAATCCGCGTGGATGATGAATGAGCTGCTGGAAGCGCTGCCCGTCAAGCCGCCCTACAGCATTGAGAAAAAGTACGAAACTATCCTGCGCGAGCTTGGTAGCCGTCATTCCGCCGCCCTGATGTCCAAGCGCACCTTCGGTCTCGTCATTGACGAGGCGGACCATATTTCGACCAAGGAAGCCCTGCTGGAAACCGTGCGCGACATTTCCGACATGCTGGAAATGCCTGTGATCCTTGTGGGCATGGGCAAGATCAACGACAATATTTCCCGGTTCCCGCAGATTTCCAGCCGCATCAGCCAGCGCGTCAAATTCCAGAAGGCCAGCCGCGAGGATATCCGGTTGCTGATCGACCGCAAATGCGAGGTCAAGGTGGCCGATTGCCTCGTTGATTTCGTGCTGAAGGTTTCTCAGGGTTTTAACCGCGAGGTTCTGGAAGCCATCGCCAATATCGAAAAGTTCGGTCTGCGCGCCGATCCCGGCCCGGCAGGCGTGACCGTGGCTGATATGGCCGGACTGAAAGTTCTCAGCGACCGGCGCACCAGCAAGCCCATCCATGTCCCGGAGTTTGCCTGATGCAACGGGATAGTTCGACCCTGCATTTTGACCGCATTTTTGAGGCGCTCGACGGCACGGCATGCCTGACGCTCGACGCACTTGAGGAAAAATCCGGCCTGACGCGGACACAGCTTGCCCGCGTCACGGCCAAGATGGTGACGGCCGCCCTGATCGAACGCCGCAAGATGGGTTGCTACCAGCTCACCGCCGTAGGGCAGAAGGCGAAACGCACCGGCAATATCCCGATGCCGGTGCAGCCGATCCGCCCCGCAGCACCTCCTTCCGACAGTTTTCGTCAGCGCCTTTGGTCCGTCATGCGGATGTCCGGGGCATTTGTGACGGCAGAACTTGTCATGGCTGCGAACTGGCCCTTGAAGCGGCCAGAAGTGGAAGCCGGAAAGTACCTGCGCGCGCTGAAGCGGGCCGGTTATCTCATCGAATTGCCGCACGGCCCTAAAGGCCAGATGCGTTACCGGCTCATTCGCAATTCGGGGCTGCAGGCCCCTGTCGTCAGCAGCGTTGATGGCAGTGTCTACGATCCGAATACCAGAGAGGCCGTGCCATGCGCCAAGCTAGCCTGATACCTCTTGTCGATCCCGCTTGGTTGGATGTTCTGCGTGCCGAAGCTGCCAAGCCTGACCGCACGAAAAAGCAGATAGGCGACGAATTGGGCGTGTCTCGCACGGCGATTTCGCTGCTTTGCTCGGGAACCTACAGCGCGGGCATGAACAAGGTGCAGGCGAAGATCGCGCACAAGGTCATGGCGCTCTACGGGCAGCAGGTTTGGTGCCCGCATGTTCGTGACGCTATCGCTCCCGGCACCTGCGAAAGCCATCGCACCGCTCCGATGGCGAAGAGCGACCCCGTCAAGCTCAAACAGTGGCTGGCATGCCAGTCATGCCCGCAGAACCCAAAAAACCAGAAGAAACCGGAGGCCGCAAATGCTGTCTGACGCCGCCGCGCAGTTGCGCGACCGACTGTTGCCGCTTGTTAGCGGTCTGGATGCCCCGGAACTTTTTCTAACGCTGCGCCTCATCGAAATGGAGGCGAAGCACATGGAAATGACCATCGAATACCTGACCGGACGCCCGCATGTGCCGCTCAACGGTCAGCTTCTTTCTTCCATCGCCCTTGTTTCCGACCACTGAAAGGAACCCAAAGATGCTGAAGCTTTCGGCTCTCCTGTCTCTCCTGAAAAACCATCTGATTTCTTACGACAACGGCCATGTTGCGGTGCCTCCAGACGTGGCCGGGCATATCGCCTGCCTTCTTTCGTCCTGCGAAGCGCATGCGAAAGACATGGAGGCCGCGCTTTATCCGACGCCAGATGCACCGGTCGATCTGCGTCCGTTGCTTTCGGAGAAAGTGGTGTCCCTTTCCGCCTTCGCCAGCGCCCGCAAGGCCACCCTTTCCAACAATCCTACCGAAACCGCCTGATACGAGGTCTATTCCACATGAAATCTGCATTGAAAAACAAATCTAAGGCCATTTCCCGTGTTCCGCAGAACCGTGAAAGCGCCATTTGGGCCATCGGTCGCATCGGCACGCTGGAACGCGAAATCGCCACCAAGAAGGCGTTGTCCGAAGAAGCAATCCGAATGATTGGCGAAAAATTTGAGGCCGATGTCGCTGACTTTGCTGCCGAGCTGGCGGAGCACAGGAGCGGCGTCCAGACGTGGTGCGAAGCCAATCGCAATGTTCTGACCGCTGATGGCAAGGTGAAATACCATGATTTCGGCACCGGCCGTGTCAATTGGCGCGCCAAGCCGCCGAAGGTCTCGGTACGCGGTGTAGAAACCGCAATCGAAGCCTGCAAGCGCCTTGGTCTCATGATGTTCGTGCGCACCAAGGAAGAATTGAACAAGGAGGCGATGCTTGCCGATCCCGACAAAGCCCGGCTCATCTCTGGTGTCTCGATCTCGTCAGACGGCGAACTGTTTGAGATCGAACCCCTCGAACTCGAAATTTCGACGGTTCAGTGAGGCGCGATGATGGATAAAACAATCACATTTCAAGATGGCGTTGAACAGGTGCTGCCCGGTGGCGCGCTTCCTTCTCCTTTGAATTTGCGTGAGTGCATCGTTTCGGTTCTTCGGGATAATCCAGAAGTCCGCAATATTGGTGGCCTCGCAGATCATCTTGAAACCGCAGTCATGGCTTGGGCGGATAGCCGCCGCCCGAAGCTGGAAACGGCAGGTGCGGCGTGAGCTACGATTACATCCGCAATTATTACGACGTGGAAGTCACCGTCAATCACTTCGTCCGTCATACTGTGACAGGCCGGATCGGCACGATCATGCCGGAGAATGTTAGTGCTGGCCACTACGTCCAGGTACTGTTTCGCGGCGACAAGCACACCATGTCCTGCCACCCCCGCGAGCTGGAGGCAGCCGATGACCTCTGATCGCTTCATACCTTCCTCCTTCGCGCAAGGGTTTGCTCTTTGCAGCCCGGAAGGAACGTTGCTGCCGCACAGCTTCCGCCGCACCAAGGCGGAGGCGATTTCCTCCATTTTCACCGACACCGAAAACCGTGATGCGCATTGGACTGCCGCCGAACAGGAGGGCATGACGGTCGAATTTGTTTACACCCGCGTGTTTACGCCGGTGTTTTTCGCGAAATCAGTGCTGGCGGCGATGGCCGAAGCGGAAATGGCAGGTGCGGCATGAACACCATCGCCATGATCAACGTCGCCAAATCGCAGTTCGAACTGGAAGAAACCGAGTACCGCGCTTTGCTGGTGCGGGTGACGGGAGTTCAATCGCTCCGCGCCATGTCGGAGCGTCAGCGCATCGCCGTGGTGGATGAGTTCAAACGTCTCGGCTTCAAGGTGCTGCCGGGAAAATCGGCCAAGGGAAAACTTGAGAGACATCGCCCGACCGCCAATCGGCCGTGGTCGCGTTATATTCATGCGCTCTGGAAATCCTGCGCACGACTCGGTGTGATTGAAGACGCTTCGGTGAAGGCGCTCAACGCCTTCTGTAAGCGTTTCGTTTCGCCGGAAGAGGCCAACGTTGTCGTTGATGTGGATTTTCTTTCGCAGGCCCATGCCGAGCCGATTGTGTCTGCGCTGAAGGCGATGGAGAAGCGTGGAAAGGCAGGTAAGCTATGAGCTTACTTGCAAGCCGCCTTTCCCATCGCCGCACCGCCTGCTTTGTAGGATGCAGGGTCGTAAATCCACACAGTTTTCAGCGACCCACTCGGAGCACCATCGGTAATAACCTCGCAAAGATATTCGGCAAAACCATCCCTGCTGCTGCCATCTGCCGCCATTGCCACCCAAAGCACGTTTTGGCTCGGCATACGCCATTTGGCGTCCAGCACGGTTTTCTCCGCCTTAACAGCGGAGAGCGCCTTTTTCTGCCAATCTCCACCAGCATGAACCGCGAAAGGCGTAGCGACAAACAAAATGGCGGCAACGATCAACTTCATGGAAACACCCCCGTTTCTAACGCTCAACGTGTAGCAGCGGCGCTGACCGTTGTACAATCGGTTTTGCGCAACATGGTTTCCGGCCGTCAGGCGGTGCTGGCATGACCGACGTTCGCCCGATACCCGCATCCATTGAAGAAATCGCTGAAACCATCGGCATGCGTCTGGCGTTAAAGATCGTGCAGACGTACGGCGGCATGGAAATCAAGTTTCCGAAAAACCCGCATGATCAGCATGCCGTCATTCTGGCTCTTGGCAAAGAGGATGGGTATGAGGTATGCAAATATATGGGCGGGTCGCTTTTGTCGGTCCCACACTGCCGCCCGCCGCGCAGCCTGAAGGCCGATATCAGGCGTCTGGAGGCGGAGGGGCTGTCCCGCGGGGAAATTGCCCGTCGCCTTGGCATTACGCAGAGGTGGGTCCGCGAAGTTGCTAACGCCCCTCCAAGCAATCAGTTCGATCTGTTCGAAAATACCTGACCGGAACCGAGTTCCGGTCATTTTCTTTTTGTGACCTTGCCAATGTCCTCGCACGAACTGCAAACCGCACCCGCGAGGCGACATGTCCACCATCAAAAACCAGACCACCTTCTTTTCCTACATTCGCCGTGCGCCGTTTGGCGGCCGCCTGACGCAAAGCCAGATCGACGGCATCAACATCATTCTGGAGCAGTGGGAATATTACAAGCTGATCGACCGCCGCTGGCTGGCGAACATCCTCGCGGAGATTTTCCATGAGACGGGCGGCCGCATGCAGCCCGTGCGGGAAACTTTCGCAACTTCCGACGCGCAGGCGAAAAACCGCCTTGAGGCTGCTTGGAAGGCTGGAAAACTCTCTTCGGTGAAACTGCCATACTGGCGTGACGGCTGGTTCGGGCGTGGTGATATCCAGATCACCCATGAGGACAACTACGACCGCTTGGGGAAACGCCTTGGCGTCGATCTGGTCGGTAATCCCTCGCTCGCCATGGACCCGGTTATCAGCGCCCGCATCGCCATCGTCGGCATGGCTGAAGGCCTGTTCACCGGCAAAAAGCTTTCCGATTATTTCAACGAAAAGGTGGACGATGCTGAAGGTGCACGCCGGATCGTCAACGGCACCGACAAGGCAAAGCTGATTGCCGGCTATCACAAGAATTTCCTTGATGCCATCGACGCTGCCTCCGTGCCGCTTCCGGAAACCGACGCCAATCATGCGCTCGCGACAGCGGATGACGTCAAACCGTCCGCCAGCGGGTCGGTCAAAACCCTGATCGGTAGCACCGTTGGCACGGCCGTCGCGTCTGCCCTTGTCGGCGTTAACAACCCTTGGGCCTTCGGCGTCACGGCGCTGTTGCTGCTGATGGGTGGCGGCGCGCTCTACATGTTCGGTTCGGGCCGCTGGTCGGTCAATCGCATCAAGGGGATTTGATGATAGCTGCCCTGTTGCGATGGCTTTCCGGTGATTTGGCAGGCGCGCTCACCCGCGCCTACGACATGCGGCTGAAGGCGGAAAACGACCAGCAAAGGCTTATTGCCGATGCTGCGATTTCCGATGTCAATCGTCAGATTGACGCGGCCCGGAACGCCAAGGAAATCCGGCTGGCGTCATCCGGCTTTTGGGAAATGCGGCTGATCACGGCGATCATCGCCGGGTGCTTTGCGCTGCATCTTCTTCTTGTCACGCTCGACACCTGTTTCAAACTCGGCTGGGGAATTCCCAAATTCCCCGCACCGTTTGACGAGTGGCAGGGCGCGATCCTTCTTTCCTTCTTCGGTATTCAGGCTGTCGGCGGCGGTCTGAATGCGATTGCTGCCGCCATTCGAGGACGCCGATGAACGGCTTTGATTTCCCTGCTCATATCGCCACCAAGATGGAACAGGCGCACACGAGGATTGATGAAGTGGCCGTTCGTGTAACCGCGTTGGAGCGGGATAGCGCCGTCCGTGATGAGCGGATGGACGGCATCCGAACCAGTCTCACTAAAATCGAAACCTCCATCGGCAAGGTCGTATGGCTGGTGGCCGCTGCGATCATTGGCGGCATCATGACATTTATTCTGAAAGGCGGCTTGAGTGGCTAACGATATGGAAACCCGCCGCAAGGCCCGCGCCGACTACGTCTATCGGCGCATGACGCTTGCCACCATCGCCGTGACGCTGAACGTCAGTCAGGCCACTATCGGGCGCTGGAAAGCGGCGGCGAAGGCCGACGGCGACGATTGGGACATGGCCCGCTCGGGCGCTGTTCTTGCCGGTGAAGGTCTCGACGTTGTCGTGTCATCGGTTGTCGAAGATTTCGTCATCATGGCGCAGGCGCTGCTGGACGATGTCAAGAACAACAAAGACCTCTCCATTGATCAGAAGATCAAGCACATGGTGGCGCTGGGCGATGCCATGGTGAAGGTGACGGCATCTGCCGGAAAGCTGGCGCCTAAAATCTCCGAGCTGGGCGTGGCGCAGTCCGTTGTCCAGCATCTCATTGCCTTCGTTCAGGAGCAGTTCCCGCAGCATATTTCCGTGGTGCAGGAAATCCTTGTTCCGTTCGGTGACAGGATTGCGAGCGCTTTCTCGTCATGATGAAAAAACCGGTCCTGAAGGCGAAGGTCAGCGACAAGGATTTTCGCGACTGGATATCAAGCGAAGCCGACAAGCTTGCCCGTTGGGTGGACCTGTCGGTTTCCGCTTTCGCTGCCGATCCGAAGGCCAAAGCCGAGCGCCTGGCTAAAGTCAGAATTCCCGAAACGGGCTTCCAGTATTTTCTGGAAACCTACCTGCCGCACTATGTGAAGGGCGAACACAGCCTGTTTCACAAGACGATCTTTGGCCGCGTTCCGGAAATCCTCGCCTCCGAAAAGGGCGTTAGAGATTTGTTTATCGCGCCTCGCGGTTCGTCCAAATCCACGCACCTGTCACTCGGTTTTGCGCTTTATTGCATCTGCCTTGGCTTCAAGCGTTATATTCTTGAGGTTTGCGACGTGTACGCGCAGGCCGCGCTGCTGATTGAGGCGATCAAAGCCGAACTGACGGAAAATCCGCGCCTTGCCAATGATTTTCCCGAAGTGACCGGTCAGGGCCGCGTCTGGCGCGAAGGCGAGATCGTCACCAAGAACAATATTCGTGTCGAAGGGCTTGGCGCGAACCAGAAGCTGCGCGGCCGTCGCCATGGCCCGTATCGTCCCGACCTGATGTTTTTTGACGATCTGGAAAATGACGAGGCGGTGCGTTCGCCCGAGCAGCGCAAGAAGCTCGAAACATGGATCAAGCGCGCCGCCCTGAAGGTGGGGCCGCCTGACGGTTCCATGGACGTGGTCTGGGTCGGGACCGTCCTTCATTATGACGCCGTGCTTGTCCGCGCCGCGAAATCGCCGGTCTGGCGTGTTGCCGAGTTTCAGGCGGTCATCCAGTTTCCCGACCGGATGGACCTTTGGGACCAGTTTGAGGAAGTCTACCAGAATGACGGTGAGGACGCCGCCCGCGCATTTTATGCCGAGCGCAAAGCGGATATGGACGCCGGTGCCATCGTCAACTGGCCCGCGATCCAGCCGCTTATATTCCTCATGCTGGAGCGGGCGTCCGACCATGACAGCTTCGCGACCGAATACCAGAACAAGCCGATCAACGAGGCCAGCCCGTTCAAGGATTTGACGTTCTGGGTTTTGCAGCAGCCCGATCTTATCCATTTCGGGAGCATCGACCCGTCGCTTGGCAAAAAGGGCCATGGCCGCGATCCGAGCGCTATCCTTGTCGGCGGTTTCAACCGGCTGCACGGCACCATGGATTTGCTGGAAGCCTCCATTCGCCGCCGTCTGCCCGATATCATCATTTCCGATGTCATAGCCATGCAGCGGCAATATCGCTGCCTGCTGTGGTTTGTCGAAGCCGTCCAGTTTCAGGAGTTCCTGCGCACCACGCTGATGGCGACAGCCGCACGGCAGGGCGTGGGAATTTCCGCCGTGCCGGTCACGCCTATCGCGGACAAGGATTTGCGCATCGAGCGGCTTCAGCCGCCCGTCGCGGGTGGATTGATTCGGCTGAACAAAACACAACAGACGCTGATCGACCAGCTTCAGCAATGGCCGAACGCCGATCACGATGACGGCCCGGACTGCCTCGACATGCTCTGGCAACACACGCTCGAATATGCGGGCGGTGCCACGGCCGGATCAGGCGGCGGGATCAATACGGCTGCGAATAGCGGTCAGCAGAGACTTGGAGGGTATCGCCTATGAGCCGCCGCAAGAAACAGAAATCGGCCTCTTTTGCAGCGGAAGCGGTCACGGCTGCCGAGCGCAAGAACCTGCCTGCAGATGCTCGTGCGTTGATTGCTAACGCGAAGAACGACATTACCATCCCGTTTTTCAGCGGCGCGCTTCAGCATGCCGACGATACCCTGATCCAGCGCGGTGGCGGCAAGGGTCTCAAAATCTATGACGAGATCAAGCGCGACACACACGCCGGTGCCATCCTCACCAAGCGCAACAAGCACCTTGTCGCCCGCGAATGGGAATGCATCGCGGCGTCAGATAAGCCGCAAGATGTAGAAGCGGCGGATTTCGTGCGCAAGACGCTGAAGAAGCTGCCCTTCGACCGCATTTCCGAGGACCTGTCCGGCGGCGCGATCCTGAAGGGTTTTTCCGTTTCGGAAATCGTCTGGAAGCGTGACGACAACCGGATCGTGCCGGAAAAGATCGTGACGCATGATCAGCGCCGCTTCGCCTTCGGTCATGACTGGCGGCCGCGCCTCTTGACCTGGACGAACATGAATGAGGGCGAGGAACTGCCCGACCGCAAGTTCATCGTGCATCGCCATGGCGTCGTCGGCAACAATCCCTATGGTCTTGGTCTCGGCTCGCAACTTTTCTGGGCGGTACTGTTCAAGCGCGAGGGTGTCGCGTTCTGGCTGCATTTTCTGGAAAAGTTCGCAGGCCCGACCGTCATAGCCGAAACGCCCTATGGCATGCTTTCGGATGAGCAGAACCAGCTTTTGCAGAAGCTTGCCAGCATCCAGACCAGTGCGGCCATCACCGTGCCGAAGGGCGCGGACGTGAAGTTTCTGGAAGCGGCGCGCTCCGGATCGGTCAGCTACCGGGAATGGATGGAATATTGGGACCGCCAGATTTCCATCTGTATTCTTGGTGAAACCCTCACCACCGATATCGGTTCTAACGGTTCGCGGGCCGCCGCCGAGACCCATGCCGATATTCTTGACCTGCTGGTGGACAGCGATGCCGACCATCTGTCGGATACATTCCACGAGCAGCTCGTGCAGTGGCTGATCGATTATAACTTCCCCGGCGCTGGCGTTCCCCGCGTCTGGCGCGTGCGCCCGAGCAACGAAAAGTCCAAGGCCGAAACACGCAAGGCGAAGGCGGAAGCCGCCAGTTCCGAGAATGCGGCACTGGTCGAAATCCTCAAATCCGCTGCCATGATGGACGATGACGATACGGCCCGCGAGTTCATCGTGTCGTTTGAACTGACGCATGCACTTTCGGAAACGGCCATTGACCGGCTGGTGGACGCGCGCTTTGCCTTCTCGGAGCGTGGCAAGCGTGATGCCGTGTTGCGCAAAGCCGCCGCCGAGAACCCGGCCTTCGCCGCCTTGTTCGGGCCGCTCGACGTAAAAAAAAACTCCGTAGCTCGGTAGGCTTTGCCACCGATCCCGACCCGGTCAGCGATCTTGCCGACCGGGTGGAAGAACTGACGGCCGCACATTTCACGCGCCGCCTGAATGCCATCCGTGCCGCCATTGACAGCGCGGCCGATCTTCCGGCCGCCGCCCGCGCCATTCTCCAGCGCGGCGCAAAATGGTCTCCGGACGCGTTAGGAAAACTGCTCGGTGACGCGCTGGAGCTTTCCAGCCTTCAGGGGCGCGAGGCGGTTTTCCTTGATGGCGAGGACGAGGCAAGCTTTGCCGACGCCGATGTTTTCAACCAGCCTTTCAAGGAACAGATAGAGTTCTTCAGGCAGAAGCGCGGCAAGCCCACCAAGGTGTGGACCGATGCCATGCGTGGCACCCATGACCGAGCTTTTGTCATCGCCGGTGCCACCGATCTCGCCATGCTCTCCGATTTCCAGACGGCGATTGCCGATATCATGGAAAAGGGTGGCACCCTTCAGGATTTTCGAAACGACTTCGACCGGCTCGTCTCGAAATACGGCTGGACTTACAAGGGCGATTACGGCTGGCGCACCCGCGTCATTTTCGAAACCAATATGCGCACCGCCTATATGGCCGGCCGCCTGAAGCAGATGCGCGATCCGGACGTGCTGAAGCTTCGGCCGTTCTGGGAATACCGGCACGGGGAAACCCGCAAGCCAAAAATCCCCCGGCCATCGCACGAGGCATTGCATGGCAGGATTTATCGCCACGATGATCCATGGTGGAAAAAGCACTTTCCGCCGAACGACTGGTATTGCTCCTGCGGCGTCCGCTCGCTCTCGCTGCGCGATCTGAAGCGCCGGGGCAAGGATGGCCCGGATGAAGCGCCAGCCGATCTGATGATGCCGATGATCGACCCGGTTTCCGGCGCGCTGATCGAACAGCCGCAGGGCATCGGTTACGGCTGGGACTATATGCCGGGTGATCTCTGGGAGCGTGGTCTAACGCCGTCCAGTTTGATGGATGAGGGCCGCGAGCTGCTCGATAATCCGCGCATGGCCGTCGCGATCGACACGCCGGAGCCGGTCTCCGATCTCGTCAAGGCGGCAAAACCGTTCAAGGCGAAACTGCTGAAGGACGGCCAGACGGCGGAAGATTATGTCCGCGCCTTCCTGAAACCCTTCGGAGCCGATATCGACCGGGCCGTGTTGTTCGAGGATAAATCCGGCACGAAAATCCCGGTCTCCGATCTGCTCTTCCGAAACCGCCATGGCGAGTTGAAGGCGCTAAAGCGGAACCGCCATCGCGTCATGTCGATGATGGCCGAGGCGCTTCTTGATCCGGACGAAATCTGGATGGGCGTTGCCCGTAAGGTCGAAAGCGGCGATCTGGTCGTGGACCGGCGTTATATCCGTGTCGATCCGAAAACCGCCATGCAGATCGTTTTCGAGATCGGGGAGAAGACATGGGAGGCCGTCACCAGCTTCGATTTCACCGACAAGAAGGGTGACGCGGATTTCGCGGCGCTGGAAAAACGGCGCGTCGGCAAGCTGATTTACAAGCGCCCGAAAAAATAAAAGGCCGGGAGCGATCCGGCCTTTGTGCCAGCAAACTGGCGTGACCATCGCCGGTCTCGCTCACTGACGATGACAATATAGCCCAAAGCGCGGGAAAGTCCAATGGCAGGCATCAGCTACAAAACCACGATCAACGACGCGGACATGCGCGAGAAGCTGGCGGAGCTGGTCGAGCGCATGGCGAACCGCGAAGGGTTTCACAAGAATGTGGGAGAGCATCTGCTTAACTCGACAGATGAACGCTTCGACAGCGAAACCGCGCCGGATGGTGCGCGCTGGAAAACGTTGTCTTTGGTGACGCGCGATCTGCGCATGCGGAAATACGGCAATGCGCCGATCACTATCTTGCGGGCGTCGGGAGCCTTGCGTGGTTCCATCAATATGGTCGCCAGTGAAAACGAGGTTCGCATCGGTTCGGCGCTGGTCTACGCCGCCATTCATCAACTCGGTGGGGAAGCGGGCCGGAATCGCAAAGTCACCATCCCGGCGCGGCCCTATCTCGGTCTTTCATCCGGAGACGAGACGGAAATTTTTGCCATTGCGGAAGACTGGCTGGAGGTCGAATAACGCCCTTGAAATTTTCGCCCGCTGGTGCGCATAAGCCTTTCGGGTGTCCGCTCATACCGATTTTGGGTTACCCCCGCGTTAGAGACGCGTTAGAAACCGGCTATGACGCCATCGCGGCCTTGCTGCCGCATTCGGCATGCGATCCGGGCTTGAAACCAATCCCGACATGGCGCATTGTCTGCCCACAAGCCAAGTACGCCTGACCGGAACCGAGTTCCGGTCATTTTCTTTTTCGGCGTGCCGCATGGTCGCTTCAGATGATTTCTGGAGCCGACATGACCACCGCTTCCGCCACTGCCCGTATCGAAGTTTTCCGCCCCGGCACCTTCAAGTCGATGGAAGGCACCGAGCTGACCTATACCGCCGCCGATCTGAGGGCGATGGCGGACGGCTACGACTACGAGACAGCGCCCGCGCCGGTCGTCGTCGGTCATCCTTCGACGGATGCGCCTGCCTTTGCATGGGCCAAGAGCTTCGATTTCGACGCCACAACCGACCGTCTCTATGCGACGGTTGACGAGATCAATCCGGCCTTTGCCGAAGAGGTGAAGAAGGGCGCTTACAAGAAAGTGTCGCTTCAGCTCTTTTCGCCGGATCAACCGGCCAACCCCACCCCCGGCACATGGTATCCGAAACATATCGGTTTTCTCGGTGGTGCGGCTCCTGCTGTCTCCGGCCTGAAGAACGTTGCATTTTCTTCATCTGAAGGCAGCGCCACCTTTGCATCGTCCTTCGGGGAACGCGGTTTCGAGGAAACCGCCAGCATCATGCGGTCGCTACGTGATTTCATCATCGAGAAATTCGGCATGGAAGATGCCGACAAGGCGTTGCCCGCCTACCGCCTCGAATGGCTCTCGGAAACCGAGATTGAAAAGCAGCCCGTTTCCCGCCCGTCATTTTCCGCCCCCGTTGTTCCCCCTTTAAAGGAGCCAGTTCCCGTGACCACCCCCAATCCGTCCTTTGCGGCTCAGGAAGCCGACCTGAAGGCGCGTGAAGAGCGCATCAAGAAGCGCGAAGCCGACGCCGCCCATGCCGAAAACGTCTCCTTTGCCGAAGGCCTCGTGTCTGACGGCAAGCTTCTGCCCGACAGCAAGGAAAAGGTTGTTTCGATCCTTGACGCCCTGCCTGCTGAAACCTCCGTCTCGTTCGCGGCCGGTGAAACCGCCGTTCCGGTTGCCAAGGCGCTCCGCGATATTCTGGCGGCGCAGCCGAAGATCGTTTCGTTCGGTGCGTTCGACATGCCGGAAATCAACGGCTCCGGAGGCCGCCACGCTTCGTTCTCGGCTGACGGCAAACAGGTCGATGCCAATGGCATGGAAGTCCATGCCAAGGCGGAGGCCTACCAGCGCCAGCATCCCGGCACGACATATCTCGACGCCGTGCGCGCCGTTTCCTGACAGGAGCTTCCCGACATGCAGTTTTTCAACTCCATCTACAGCGAGACGCTGACCGCCACCACGGCCTTTGCTGCCTACGATCTCGTTGATTTCAACGACGCCAAGATCACGGCGGACGATGTCCCGGTGAAAGCCATGGCGCACGCCCCTGCAACGGTCGGTCTCGACGTGGCGGGCATGATGATCGGCACGGCCCGCCTGCGCGCTCGCGGCGCTATCGCCAAGGGCGACAAGCTCATTTCCGCAGCGGCCGGAGGCGTCAAGACCGCTACCGGCGCATCCGTCAACGTCTTCGCCCGTGCGCTCACTGCTGCGGCCGATGGCGAATTTGTCACCGTCTTCATGAAATAAGGAATCAGTTCCGTATGGCCCCCAATGTCCTGAACCAGCGCACCGCCGCCGTTGTCGATCCGATCCTTTCGACGCATGCACGCGGCTATCGCAACTCCACCTTCATTTCGAGCGCGCTTTTCCCGCGTGTCACGATCCCGAACCGCTCGATGCGCACCATCCGCTTCGGCAAGGAAAGCTTCCGTTTGCTCAATACCCGCCGTGCGCCGGGTGCCGACCGCAAGCGCATCCAGTACGGCTATGCCGACGATCCGGTGTCGCTGGCGCAGGATAGCCTTGAAGCGGTTGTCCCGACCGAACATCAGCAGGAAGCCGAAGCCATTCCCGGCATCGACCTTGCGGCCGGGGCCGTGAACATGGTGCTGGACGTTCTCGACCTGACGCTGGAAGTCGATACCGCCAAGCTCGCCCGCGATGCCACCAAGTACGACGCCAACCACAAGCTGGCGCTGGCGGGTGCTGATCGCTGGACGGACCCGGCCTCCGATCCGAAATCCGATATCGACGCCGCAAAAGAGGCGATCCGGCGCTCCGTTGGCCGTTATCCCAACACGCTGGCGCTCGGCCCCAATGCCGGCAATGCCCTGAAGAACCATCCGAAGATCAAGGAGCAGTTCAAATACACCTCCAAGGAAAGCGTCACGGTTGAGATGCTGGCGGCGTATTTCGACCTGAAGAAGGTGGTCGTGGGGGCTGCTGTCTACCTGCCGGAAACGGCTGACGACAGCGCACTTGCCAACGATGTCTGGGGCGACGATGCGATCCTCGCCTATGTTCCCGAACAGGGTAACAATTTCCAGGTGCCGAGCTACGCCTACACCTACGAGCTGAACGGCTATCCGCAGGTCAACAAGCCGTATTACGAGGATCGCAACGGTTCGTGGATTTATCCCACCACCATAGAGCGCCGCCCCACCATCACCGGGGCGGAGGCCGGTTTCCTTCTCCAGAACGCTGGCGCAGCTCCGGCCTGATAGGAGGCGATCATGGACGAACCAACCATTTCTGTGACGTTGACCGGCCCAGCCAAGGTCAACGGCGTTAGAGAACCGAGCGGCAAGACTGTCGCCGTCACTCCGACACTGGCGCTCCAGCTCGCCGCCTCCGGGGTCATCAATCCCGAGCTTGCCGAGCAGCTCTCCAATGCGCTCGACATGTCGGACACCGCACTGGAGAGCGATTTCCAGAAAGCGGTGGAAGATGCCGCCGCAGGCCGGATCGACGTTCTGAAGGCGGAACACGGGCTGAAAATCGCTGAACTGGACGGGCAGATTGCCGATCTTTCGACCGAGTTGGCGGATTGCAAGCTCGCCTTTGAAACCGGGCTTGCCGACCTCCATGCCAGCAGCAACCAGTTGAAGGACGAACGCCAGAAGGTTGCGGATCTCGAAACCAGATTGACCGCCGAACAGCAGGCGAAAGCGGACGCGCAGGCCGAACTGGCGAAGCTTGCCGAGCAGTCGGCAGACAAGGCGAAGCCCGCCAAAACCCCGAAATAAGGCCCGTTCCGAAGTCTCCCAAGCCGGGCCTTTCGAGCGGGATGGTTCACCACATCCATCCCGCTCGTTTTCACTCTCACCCATGGACCTCTCCGATGCCTCGTTTTCTAACGGTTGACGAATTTACGACGATGTTCGGCCTTGCCGAAGTCTCGCAGATCGCGGGCATCGGCAATTTGAACGACATGGCCGGTCGTACGCTCGACGTGGCGAAGATCGAAACCGCCATCACCTTTGCCGAAGATATTCTTGTCGGTTATTCCCGCGCCCGTTACGCCGTCATTGAAACCCTGACCCCAGAGACGACGCCGCAGCTCGTCAAGGGCTTGATCGGTGACGTTGCCCGTTATCGCCTGCGCGACAAATCGGGTGGACAGGGACAGGTCGAAACCACAGTGCACGAGCGCCATGACGCCGCCATGTCAAACATCAAGGCCGTTGCCACCGGGAAATTTGAACTTCCCATTGCTGGCGAGCCGATCAATGGCGAGGCCGGATCGACCCGCACCGATGCCATTATCCCGCCATCCCGCGTAGCCGGTATTCTGTACGGGTGGAATTCATGAGTGAGGTTCTGCGCACCGCCCGCCCGCCGCTCATCATCGAACAGGTCGAAGACGCGCTTCTGCCGCACCTGAAGGAAAATGTCTCCGGCCAGTGCAAGGTGGAGAATTTCCCGAATGATCCGAAGCTTTACGATTTTTCGAACCTGCCCGCAGCGTTGCTCGTCCACTATGCCGGTTCCCGTTACGCGGCCCCGAAAGGCCCCGCCAACACCGCACAGGCCCGCGCCATGGAATGGTCGCTTGTGCTGCTGGTCCGGTCGCTGCGCGGTGAAGGCGGCGCTTACACCCACCTTGAGGACATCCGCCTTGCCGTGCAGGGCCGGTCCTTCGCTGGCGCTGGCCCCGCCGTCATGACCCGTGACGAGCTGATCGAAGAGAAGGACGGCGTCTGGCGCTGGGAAATCCGCCTGTCCCTGCCGATCCCGGCCGTCGCCCGTCAATATGTCAAGCCGCCGATCCGGCCCGCAATTCCAACCCCCTGAAGGAAAGAAGGACATGGCAAAGTCGCCTCTGAACCGCAAATCCTACCGCTACAGTGGTCCGGTCACGCCGCTGGAAGCGGATGGAACCACCCGCATGCTCTTTCCCGGCACGTCCTACGCCGATCTGCCAGAAGACAACGACACAGTCAAAAACCTGATCGCCCGCAAGCTGCTCATTGTCGAAACCGACAAGGATGCAGCGCCTGCCGACGCATCCGTTGAAGGAGCCTAAAACATGGCGGCAACTTTCCACCACGGCCCCGAAGTCATCGAACATAAGGACGGCGTGACAGTTGTTCGTGACGTGAAATCCGCCGTCACCTATGTCAACGGCACGGCCCCCATTCAGGACGTGCACGCCACAGCTCTGGCGCGGGAAGACTACATCAACAAGCGCATTATCATCCGTTCGCGGGCGGAAGGTGCGGCGGCGTTCGGTGTCCACAAGGCCGGTTACACGATCCCGGCCGCGCTCGATGCGATCTTCGATCAGGGCGACGGCGGCACGATCATCGTCAACAACGTCTTCGATCCGGACGTTCACAAAGAGGGCGCGAACCCCGATCCCTCCAAGGTGACGACCGTTGACATCAACGGCACGATTTCGCCTGCCGGTCTCGCCTCCGGTTTTTCTGGCGCCTACGAGTGCTACAACAATTTCGGCTATTTTCCGAAGCTCATCATCGCACCTGGCTATTCGCCTGCAGCGACGGTTCGTGCCGAGATGGACGTGGTTGCCAGCCGCCTTCATGCGCTGGCGATTGCCGACCTGCCGCTTGGCCTGACGAAACAGCAGGCCGTCGCGGCACGCGGCGTGGCTGGCACGGCCAACACCTCCAGCGCCCGCACCGTGCTGACCTATCCGCATGTCGTAATCGAAGATACGACAGGGGCTGCGGAAACCCGGCTTGATCCGCTGTCTTCGCGGCTGGCTGGTGTCATCATCGCCACAGACCTCAACGAAGGCTGGCAGAATTCGCCGTCCAACCGCGAAATCAAGGGCGTGGTCGATCTGGAAGTGCCGATCAACTTCTATCCGTCCGATTATCAGAACGACACCAACTTCCTCAACGAAGCCGGGATCGTTACCGCCATGCGCTCTTTTGCCACCGGCATCCGGGTATTCGGCAACCGCTCGGCAGCTTTCCCGACCTCGTCACATGTCGAGAATTTCATTCATGCCCGCCGCATCCTCGACATGATCCACGAGGCGATCATCTTCTACACGATGAATTACGTGGATCGCCTTGGTTCACCCATGACCGTCGAGGCGGCCGAAGAGGGCGTCAACGCTTATCTGCGCTCAAAAACCGGCATCGCCATCTACGGCGGCACCTTCCGCTTCGACCGGCAGAAAAACACTGCCGAGCAGATCGCGGACGGGAAGTTCTATTACCGGCTCGAATGCCACCCGATTTCGGTCATGGAGCGCATCACCATCGACTCCTACGTCGATACGAAATTCATTTCCAACGCGCTTTCGCTCGCGGCCTGACAGGAGGCATAATCCATGGCACGTAAAATCGGTCAGATCACGCAGTCCGACTGCTACATCAACGAGGTGGATGTGTGCGGGCGCGTGACGGAGCTGGACATGGGCGAAATCGCCCATGCCGAGATCGAGCACCAGACGCTCGGCATGATCGGCGTCCTGAAGCTGCCCGGTCGCCCGGTGCAGGCGATTGACGGCAAGATCACCTTCGAATGGCTGGATGAGGAAGTGTCCCGCACAATCCTCAACCCGACCAAGGTGCACAAGCTCCAGCTCCATTCCTATGTCGATGTGTTCGATGGCGAAGGACTGAACAGCAACCAGTCCCATACGCTGATCACTCATATCGGCTTCCAGATGATGAAGACGGGCGGCCGCACCGCCAAGCTCGGGGAAAATCTCGGGCAGGAGCACGATATCTCCATCAGCTCGTTCAAGCAGTCCGTCTACGGCGGCGAAACTCCGATCATCGAATTTGATGCGTGGAACAACATCTATCGCATCAATGGCGCAGACGTCTGGCCGCGCTAAGGCGCGTCCGGACACACCTTGAACCCCTTCTGAGGAACCTATGGTAAAGCGATATTTCCCCTATGTTGCGGTGGTTGGCGCTGTGACCTTCATGCTCGCCTCCCTTTTCTTCACGTCGCCGGTTCCGGCCGCGACGGAAAGCCGGAGCGATTTCTACAGCGTCATCGTCAGCGCCGACGATTTCGGCCCCTTCGTCATGCATGTTTCCCCCGTCGCCATCGCGTCCATGGAGGTGGACGAGTTCATGCCCTGGCATCCGGCAGTCAGGACGGTGCGCCCTCTTGCCCCTGAGTATGCCGAAAGCCTGAAGACGGACGCGCTCAATTTCATCGAAACCCGCATGCGCTGCTGACGCGGCACTCCTTCCAGCCTGTCGGGCCGCGTTAGAGGCGCGGCCCTTTTCCAAAGTTCTAACGTCACACAGGAGACAACAGTGGCAGAAGAAGTCAAACTGACCGGCGTTCGCGCCAAGCTGAAGGCCCACAAGGATGCCAACACCGGCAACCGCACCGTCACACTGGATGAAAGTGGCGTCGTTTGCACGGTCCCCAAGTTCATCAATCACGGCAAGTGGATGCGGGCACAGCGCATCGCCAAGCGCGACCATGCCAAGGCGCAGGTTGCCTTTGTCGCGGAAACTGTCCTCTTCGAAGGCGAAAAGCTGAATATCACCGAAGTTTCCGAACTCCTGTCCGCTGGCGATACCCTCCAGTTGATTGGTGAAGTCTTCGGCGGCGATGATGAAGCAGAAGGCGCTGGCGAAGATGGCGAGGGAAACGGGACGACGCAGACGAAGTAAAACTGTCCGATCCGGCACAGCACGTCTTGATGGTGCAGCAAGGCTGGACAGAGCGTTACCTTGATGCAATGAATGAAGATGAATTCTGTTTCTGGTATGAAGAGACAGTCGCCTTGGAAGAGGCGAAGGCCGAAGCGATAAAAGCAGCTTCAGGCAAAAACTGACCGGAACCGAGTTCCGGCCATTCCCTTTAGGATAAAATGCGATCTCTGGTCCGGGATATTACGTCCCGACCGGAGACGTACGCGCATGAAGTTCCAGATGATTTTCGAGGGCGTGGATCGCGCCAGCAAAATCATGAACAAGCTCAAGGCCGCCGAAGAAAAGACGGCGAAGGCCATGCGGGCGGGTGCAAAAGCTGGCGCTGCCGCTTCAGCCGGTGCCACGCGGGCGACGGAACGTCATGCATCTGCGCTTTCAAAAATCGGCTCCATCGCCCGTTCGGCGTACAATGGTGTTGTGGCCGGTGCGCAGGCCGCAGCGCGTGCCACGGTCGCACTGCATAATAAGACTGTCGCGTTAGCGAAATCAGGTTTAGGGCAAGTCGCCTCCGGAGCCGGAAAAACCTTTCGCGGACTGGCGCTTGCCGCAGGAGTTGCGACCGTCGCTGTCGGAGCTGCTAGTTTGGCTGCGGGCCAACTGATAGGCACCGCATCGAAATTCGAAAAATTCCAGACCATTCTCGAAACGACAGAAGGCTCCAGCGCCAAAGCGAAAGATGCGATGGCGTGGGTGACCAACTTCGCCGCGAAAACGCCGTACGAACTGGATGGCGTTATGGATAGCTTCGTGAAGCTGCGAGCGTATGGCCTTGATCCGACCAACGGTCTTCTGCGTGATCTTGGTGATGCCTCCGCCGCAATGGGCAAGCCGCTGGAACAGGCGGTGGAAGCCATAGCGGATGCCGTGACGGGTGAGAATGAACGCCTTAAGGAATTTGGTATCCGTGCCGCCAAAGATGGCGATGAGATCGCGTATTCCTACACAATCAACGGCCAAAAGAGGATCGCTAAGGCACTGGCATCGGACCCCGGCGGGATCCAGAAAGTACTGCAAAAAATCATGTCCGACCGCTTTTCTGGAGCGATGGACAAGCTATCCCGCACATGGGAGGGCATGATTTCCAATCTCGGCGATCTTTGGATGCAATTCCAGCTCGCTATAATGAACGCTGGTCTTTTCGATTGGATGAAGTCGAAACTTGAGATGGTTCTCGCCACCGTCAACCGCATGGCGGACGATGGCACCCTACAGCAGTGGGCGACCTACATCAGTAACCGCCTCGTGACAGTGCTGACTGCGGCATGGGAATTTGCGACTGGCGTCTATCAGGTGCTTTCGCGCCTCGGCGAATACCTTTCTGTGGCGGCTGAATATGTCGGTGGATGGGAGCGCCTTGCCGGTATTCTGGCGGGCATGGCCTTTGCACCGATTCTGATTTCCACGGCGGCCGGTCTCGTCCAGATCGCCATGGGCCTGTCGATGCTCAGCGCCGCACTGATGGCTAATCCCATTGCGCTTGCCATTGCTGCCATCGTTGCCGGTGCAGCGCTGATCTATCTCAATTGGGAGCCGATCAAGGCGTTCTTTATCGATCTTTGGAACACGATGGCGAGCGCCGCAACCAATGCCTGGAATACGGTCAAGGGCTGGCTCGGCTTCGATCCCATGCCGATACTTTCCAAGCTTTGGGACGCCCACCAGCTTCTTGCGGCGATGGGCATTGAGGCATTGCGCGGTCTTGTAGAAGCAGCATGGACCAATCTTAAAGCCGTCCTTGAATGGTCTCCTGTCGAGACGATTTCGAGGCTTTGGGCTGGCCTGTCCACGACCGCGACAGCGGCGGTGGAGAGCGCGTTTGCAGCCGTGGACGCTGTATGGTCGCGGATCAAAGCCTTGTTCGAATGGTCACCTGTCGAGGCTATCCAGAAGTCGTGGGCCGGGATTTCCGATGCGCTGGGTGGCTTGATCGATGGTGCGGCCGCCCGCGCTGGTGCAGCGTGGGAAAAGGTCAAATCCCTTCTGAGCTTCAGCGACGGTTCTGAGGAAGCGGCCGCTGCGCCGCCCGCCACCATGACCGACGCTATTGCTCTTCGCGAAAACGCAACTGTCGCCATGCAGAAACTTGCCGAGCTGGACGCCGCAGCCGCCAAACTCGTGCCATCGATCACCGATGTTATCGGGCAAGCCCGCAGCTATCTTGCCGGGGTTTCTTTCTATGATCAGGGCGCGGCGCTGATGGATACCATGGCGGCTGGCATGCGGGCGCGTGCTGCCGTTGTCGTCAACGAAATCCAGCGCATGACACAGATGGTGCGCGATCATCTGCCGTCCTCGCCTGCGAAAGTCGGGCCGCTCTCTGATATCCATCGCCTGAAGTTTGGCGAAACCATCGCCGCTTCGATCCGGGCCGAGCCGATGGTGAAGGCCATGCGTGCCGCATCGGCCGCGACCATGGCGGCGGCCGCGATCTCCGGGCCGAACGTTGCAACGGCCTCCACCGGCGCTGACGCTGCCCGTGCACAGGTTGCCCGCGCTTCTGTCCAGTCCGCCGCGTCGGGCGGCTCCGGCAATGTCTACCATTTCAATCCGTCCGTAACGGTTCCGGCTGGAGCCGGTGCGTCCGCCGATATCAAGCAGGCCGTGCTGGATGCTCTGCGGGAAAGTGGCCGGGAATTTGCGGCCATGATGGAGGAAGAGGATCGCCGCAGGGGCAGAAGGGAGACATGAGGCAATGATCTATCTTCTCGGCTCCATTCCTTTCGGCGTTGCGCCACTGACCGGTCCCGTGTCGCATGGTATCGAGCGGGCGGGCACATTCGTCCAGCACGCCACCACGCGCGGCAAACCGGCGCTTCAGGAGATTGGTGAGGAACTGGACACGCAGTCCTTCACGTTCTTCTTTTCTGAGGAATTCTGCGATCCGGCCGCCGAGTTGGCCAAGCTGGAAATCGCCTTTGCGGTCAAGTCGCCATTGCCCCTTTCGCTTGGTGACGGCACCTTCACCGGCAAGCGCTATGTGATCGAAAGCCTGTCCATCGGTATCATCAAGACTAATCGAAGCGGCAGCCCCGTTAGAATTGAGGCCACCATGGGCCTGCTGGAAGACCCGCTGGCAGGCGGCCTGTTCGCGCAACTGACCTCCATCGCGAAGAGCCGCGCCACGGCTCTCTCTGGCAGTGCCACCACCAATCCGCAGGTGCGCAAATGACGGTCAAGCTGACGGGTGAATATTTCGAGCACAGGACGATTGCCGGGGATCGCTGGGATTTGCTGGCCTATCGCTTTTACGGCGATCAGTACAAGCAGACGGTCATTCTGGAGGCCAACCGGCACTTGATCCTTGATGACCTGGCTGTGCAGCCACTCCTGCTACCGCAGGGCGTTACGCTCAAAATTCCGGTGATTGAGGAAGAGGCCGTCAACACCAGCCTGCTGCCGCCGTGGAAGCGCGACAACCCGGATTATGGTGCCTGACGATGGCGACGAAACCTTATTTCTCGTTGATCTACAGGGGCGTGGATATCTCATCAGATATCAAGCCTATGACTACCTCCATCACCTATACCGACAAGGCCCATGGCGAGATCGATGAAATCGATGTGACTGTGCAGGACAAAGACGGTCTATGGAAGGACAGCTGGTTCCCCGAAAAGGGCGACACCATGACGCTCACCATTTACGATGGTGCGGGCGGCGTTCTTCCGTGCGGCACCTTCGAAATGGATGAGCCGGAAGCTTCCGGTAATCGCAGTGGCGATAACATGACCATTCGCGGTCTTGCTGCGCCGATCTCCAAGCCGCTCCGGACGCAAAAGACCCGCGCTTTCGAAAAACAGTCACTGCGCCAGATCGTGGAAAAGGTTGCGGGCGAAAACGGCCTGTCGGTCGAAGGTGACATCGAGGAGCAAATCTTCCAGCGGGTGACACAGCGCCGCGAGCGTGACCTTGAGTTTCTAACGCGGCTTGCCGAAGACACTGGGCATTATTTCAGCGTGCGGGCTAAACGGGCGATTTTCACCAGCATCAAATCCGTAGACGGTGGGGCCGCCGCCCTGACGATCAGTCATGCACAGCTCGGCACGCAACTGCTGGATTATCGTTTTCGTTTCCAGACCGACAAAACCTATTCCAAGGCCAAGGTGACGGCCATGGACGAGAACCAGAAAACCAAGATCGAAGCCGAAGTCGAGGATGGCGACGTAACGACTGGCGACGTGCTCAACATCACCGGGGAGCGGGTCGAAAATGCCGCGCAGGCGGAAAAGCTCGCAAAATCCCGCCTGCATCGCAAGAATCGGAAATCACTGTCCGGATCGGTCGAGATGGTCGGCAATGTTTCGGCCGTCGCCGGCGTCGTGGTCGAGACCAGCGGTTTCGGCCGTTATGACGCGCTTCTGGTTATCGACAGTTCCAGACACACCATGAGCCGCAGCGGCTATACAACGGGGGCAGAGCTTGTCAAAGCGAAGCGATAGTGAATACGGGCAGAACCCGACAGCACGGCGCGGCATCGTCGTTGACCGCGATCCGAAGGCCATGCGGGTAAAAGTCCAGTTTGAGGATGAAGACGAGCTGGTGACGCAATGGATCGACGTGCTTGCCAAATCATCGACCGGCGTTTCCGCCTTCCAGATGCCCGGTGAAAAAGACGAGGTCTGGTGCGCCATGGATGCCAAGGGCGAAAGCGGCTGTGTGATCGGCTCCCGGTACAATACCAAGGATGCGCCTTCAGGCGATGCCAACGACCAGATCGTGATTACCTTTCCGGGCGGCTACGTGCGGCTGGAAACGGGCAGCGGCAATCTGGACATCAAGATACCGGGCAGCATCAATATCGAGGTTTCAGGCGAATTCAACGTCAAGGCCGCGAAGGGGCACTTTTCCTGATGCCGAAGATCGTCCGTCTTGGCGACACATCCACTCATGGCGGTACGGTGGTATCCAGCGCCGCGAACTGGACGGCCGAAGGGGCGCTGATTGCTCGCAAGGGCGACATGCATTCCTGCCCCATTCCCGGCCATGGCGTCACACCCATTGTCTCCGGTTCGGGAAAGTACAGTTGCGAGGGAGCGCCCATCGCCCGGGACGGTGATATCTGCGGATGCGGGGCGTTTTTGATTTCGGGCGCTTCTAAATGGGACTGCGAATGAGACGCGGACTTACGATTTCTGTGTGTGACTCTATCATAAGACCGCGCCGATTAGATTGCCGAGACCGACAGTTCAGGATGTTTCTTACTGCAATTTCTCTTCAGCTCGCTTTTTCTGGTTCTGAACGTCGATGCGTTCTGCAAAATAAATAAAATCCGACAGTCTGGAGGATAACTCCGCAATTCTTAGCGCATTAATTCTGTATTTCATGCCAAGTGATGCCTTCTCAGCAAAGCCGACCACCTCGTCTAAGCACCGCTTGTTTTCTCCTAGTTCCGCTCTGCAACTCGACCAATTCATGAATTCAATTTTCTTCTTGTCTGTGCACAGTGCGATGATTTGCGTGATGGCGGCAGAAAAGATCGGGTGCATTTGCTCCTCCGATGAAGGTGCGATCCCGAATTGTTCATGGTATGGCTTGCGGAACCATTTTGTTTCTTCCGTGCTCTGGATGCCGGGCGGGTCGTGTGGTTCGCGGAAATGCCGCCACATCGAAAGCGTGGTTTGGTCACCTTTTGGGAGTACCTCGTATTTCCAGTATTTGATGGCGACATGTCGTAATTTCATTGGTAGCGCGGCGACCGCAAGTTTAAGGGCGTCATCCGACGCAGCTTGCTCTCGGAGATTATGCTCATATTCCAATACAGCGGTTTGTCGTTCAAAGAGCTTCGTGGACGCCTTGGTCTCTTTGACCTGCTCTCGCGATACCTCTAATTGCTCCCGCATTACTTCTTGGGTTTCGTCTAACTCCTGCCTTTGCGCCTGCAATTCCTGCGACTGGATAAAAACTGTCCCGGCTAGCCAAATGAACGCGACCGGAGCGAAAGCACCCGCAAGTGCATCGCCCAGTTCGTTGATGGAGCGGCAGGCAAGATATTGATCCCAAAAGCCGTGAAACCAATGATTCCGAATGAAGAATTTCTGCGGATCGCATGCCTCCGTTTCCCGCATGAGCAGGTAATAGATGCCGATGTACGCGAGGCTGAACGCAACCAACACTAGATATGTTCTGCTTTTCTGCGGCTTCTTGGCCTTTTCAGTCATTCCCTTGCCCTTTACGTGATTTCCCGCTATCGTTTTGCCATTGTCGGTAGCTGATCGGCAAGCCTGACCGGAACCGAGTTCCGGTCATTTTTGTTTGGGGCGTGCGGCACTGTCTCCGCATGATCGACAAGGACAAAATCACTCACCGCCATTGGTCCATGAAGGTCGGCCGCGCCGATCCCGCGACCGCCGTTGCCCCCGACACCTATGGCGAGATCGTCACGGCGGTCGAAGACCTGTCGCAGTCGATCACCAATCTTATTCTGACGCCGAAAGGCTCGGTTCCGACCGAACCGGAGAAGGGTGTTGATATTCTCGGTTCCATCGACAGGCACCCCGATATCGGCATCCCGTATCTGACCCGCGAGATTTGGGACGCCATCACGATTTGGGAGCCGCGTGTCACCGTCGAGCGCGTCGTGGTCGGCATGGTGCAATTTTCGCATTTCCAGACACAGGTTTTCTGGCGGCCGGTTCAGTCCGTGCTGGACGATCTTCAGGTAACGGAGGTCGTTTACAATGGCTGATCCCGTCAAACGCACCCTTGCCGAGCTGCGGGAGAATGGTGCTCCAGAATTCTTCGAGCGCGATCCTTCAGTGCTGAAGGCGCGGTTCAAGGCAAAATTCGAAGCGGTTGCCAATCGAACGCTCTATCCGGCGCAACCGGAAATGTACCTGATCGAAGTTGCCTCTTATGCCCTGTCGCTGCTCAACGAGGCGGCGCAGACCGGCGTCCTTCAGAACACTGTCGTTTTTTCCGAAGGCATTCACCTCGAAAACCGCGCCGCCAATGTGTCGACTTTCCGCCTTCTGGCGCAGGCGGCCGTCACTGCTATCGAGTTTCGGCTCTCCGCTATTCGGCTGCTGGACACGATCATCCCGAAAGGCACCCGCGTCGGCGCTGGCAATGCCGTGACCTTCGCTACCGATTCCGATCTCGTCATTCCGGCCGGGATGCTGGCGGCATCCGTCGCCGCAAGAGCAACGGCAGCAGGCGCGACATGGAACGGCTTCGGCGTCGGTAAGGTGACGGATATTCTCGATCCTGTCGCCTTCGTCACCAGCGCGAGCAACATCACCGATATTACTGGCGGGACCGATATCGAAGAAAAAGAGCGGTTTCGTCTTCGTGCCGCCAACGCCCTCCACACGATCAGCAAGGCTGGCACGCGTGACGGCTATCGTGAGCACGTCATGGCGGTTAACCCGGAGATCGTAGACGTTGCGGTCATCCGGCCGGAACCCGGCCATATCGACATTTACCCGCTCATGAAAACCGGCGTTCCGTCGAATGAGCTGAAGGCGGAAATTCTTGCCTACCTCGATCCCAACACCCGCCGCCCGATGGGTGACTATGTCGTTGTGCACTCTCCGGAGCCGGTCAATTTCAACATGGTGCTGACCGTCCGCGTTCGCGAGGCGGCGGCCGGTCAACAGGCATTGTTCGAAAGCGTGGCACAGGCGACCTTTCAGCCGTGGACGCAAGAGCTTGGTCCGCAGATCGCGCCGTCCGTCATCACGTCAGCGCTGAAGGCCATGCCGCGTGTCGCGGACGCCAAGCTGACCAGCTTCGACTTCACCGACCTTGCCGCTCACCAGTTCCCGGTTCTGGCAGCGCTTGCGGTCAACATCGTGGTGGTGCCGAATGAGTGATTTCATTCCCGTCATCCTTGTTCCCCCCGGCATCAGCGACCAGCGCGACCGTGATTTCATTGAAGCGCTGTCCCAGACACTCGCCACCTTCAAACCGTCTGCCCTTGTCGTTCAGGACGCGTTGACGGCTCCGGCCGCCTTGTTGCCGATCATGGTGGTGGAAGCCGCATTGCTGGATTTCATCTCTCCAGACATGCGCGAGGATCTGCTGCGAGCGATGATCGACGCCGCGCCTGAAATCCATGCCATGCGCGGAACCGTTGCGGGTGTCAGGAAGGCGTTAGAAACCATCGGCGTTTCTGCCCGCTGGACGCAATGGTGGCAGGAAGAACCGAAGGCTTATCACGACACGCATAAGGTCGTGCTGTTCATCAACGATACCGTCATCAACGGCCATGCGCCGCTTGATCTGCCCAATCAGAAGGCGGCGGCGCGGATCATCGCGGCCGCCAAAAGGCACAGCCAGGACATCGCCATCCAGTACGGCGTGCGCGGCGAAGCGACACTTCATATGGGGGCGGCGTCCCGGCGCGGCCGTACCATTCGCATCATGGCCCCGCAGCTCGGAGACGCGGCCTATTCGATTTCCACCTTCGCGGGGACCGGAGCCTATGCGCTCCGCAGCATCCGCATCAACGCAAAGGCAGCTTGAGGCATGGCGCAGGCTTATTTTTCGCTCGTCACCAATACCGGCAAGATCAAACTGGCGCAGAGTGCTGCCGGTGGCGGTCTGGTGGTTATCACCCATTTTGCCATTGGCGACGGCAACGGGGCCGAAACCAATCCGACCGCCGCCAGCACGGCGCTGGTTCGAGAGGTCTGGCGCACGGCGGTCGAAAGCGTCGTCACCGATCCCGATAACCCGTCCGCCATTCTGGTGACGGCGATCATCCCGACCAATGCCGGTGGCTGGTGGATGCGCGAATTCGGTATTTTCGATCAGGCCGGAGCGATGATCGCCGTCGCCAAGCCGGTCAGCCAGTACAAGCCGACCGCACTGGAAGGCCAGCTTGAGGACATCCGTTACGAATTCCAGATCATCATTGGCGAAAACGCCGAAGTGACATTGCTGGTTGATCCGTCCCTGCTTTTTGCCACACGGGCGTGGGTCGAGAACCGAAGGATTTCCATGGGCCAGCTCATGCGCCTGCCATGGATGCCCGTCCTTTCCATGACGCTCTCAAGTCCACCCGGCAATCCGGCTCTTGGCGATACCTATCGCGTGCCGTCTAACGCGACCGGCATCTGGGCAGCGAATATCGGAAAGCTCGCAGAGTGGAATGGTACGGGCTGGAATTACATCACCCCTCCGGATGGCCATGGTATCAGCCTTCCGGATGGCCGCGTTTTCGAACGCATCGCCGGATCGTATGTGGAAAAGCTGGCGCTCGATGTGCAGTCGGGAAAGTGGACCTATGCGCAAGCCGATGGCACGGCGAACGATCTGACAGCCACCCTCACGCCGTCTCCGCTCTCCTATGCGCATCTGCGCATGGTGCTTATCAATGCGACACAGGCAAACACGCGCGCCGCCGTGACCATCAACATCAATGGCCTTGGCGCTCGCAACATCGTGCGCAAGGGTGGCGCTCCGCTTCGCAGGGGTGATATCCAGCCCGGTCCCATGCTGCTGCTGGATAACGGAACGGCCTACGAACTGATCGGCACAACCGGTCTTTACCGGACGCCGCTGGTGGCAAATCTCGATCTGTATGTCGCCACGACCGGCTTAGACACCAACGATGGCCTGTCTGCTGCCGCGCCTTTCAAAACACTCCAGCGGGCATGGTCCGAAATCGTCAACAACTATGACCTCAACGGTCGGGTTGTGACCGTCAACGTCGCTGACGGCAACTATGATAACGGCTTCAGCGCAACTAGCGCGCCGCTGGGCGGTAATGCGGGGACCGGCGCGGTTGTGTTCAAGTCCACCTCCGGAAACGCCGCTGCGGTGGTGATCAGCAAAACTGGCGGCGGCAATGCGTTTTACGCGCAGGGCGGCGCTCAATTTACTATCAAGGATATGACGGTCCAATGCTCGGGTACCAACGGCAATGCTGTAGTGACGGGCGTGGGTGGCGCTATCGCCTATGACGGCTTGCGGTTTGGGGCGTGTACGCTCAGCCACGTGAACGCCAGCAACGGCGGGTTCATTCAGGCGACGGGTAACTATACCGTCTTTGGATCGGCGGCATATCACATTGTCGCATCGGCGGCCGGGCAGATCATCAATGCAGGCCGCACCGTGACCATCACCGGGACACCAGCCTTCACGGCGTGGGCGTTCTGCTCGCAAGGCAGGATCGACAGCACCGCTACCGCTTACGTTGGCGGGGCAACGGGATCGCGATTTTTCATCGACCAGAACGGCGTGATTACCGTTGCTGGAGCAGGCGTCAACGTCATGCCCGGTAACGCGGCCGGAACACAGCAGCTAGGAGGCCAGTATGTATAATCCGCTCGATTGGTATTGGCGTGGCGATGACGGCCAGTTGTTTTCGTCCGCCCGTCAAATGACCTGCCCGCCCGCAGATCAACAGTACAAAGACTGGTTGGCCAAAGGCCATCAGCCGACGCCTTATCCGAGAGACGAGGCTGGTAATGAAAGCGAGGCGGAGCTTGCAGCCGTATTGTCCGTGTACGGCATTGCAATCGGCCTGCCTGCTTTCAAGGCTCAGATCATCGCCCGCATCAACGAGGCGGCCGAACTATGCCGGGGGGAATACATCACCCCCGGTGACGGTCAGACGATGACCTACCTTGAGAAAATCAGTCAGGCGCGGGCTTGCCTTGCGGCACAGTCACCACAGGCCGCCGACTATCCGATGCTGGCGGCCGAGATCGGCATCACCGCGCCAGCGCTTGTGGGTGTCGCGGAAGTCGTCGTTGCTGCCTACAATCAATGGCTTGTCATCGGCTCGGCTATCGAAGCCACGCGCAGGGCGGCAAACGTTGCCGTGGAAGCTGCTGAAACGCGTGCCGCCGTGCAGGCCGTACTGGATGGCCTCGTCTGGCCTGAGGAGCGGTAGCATGATCCCCGATCTCTCCGCGATTTATTATCTGGTCATCTTCGGCCTGATCTGTGGTGTGCTCGCCCTCCTTGGCGGCACGGGCGCAATCATCTGGTTCGGGATCGAACATGTCCGGATTGTCTAA